TCATCCCCGCGCCCGGTCGTCCCAGCCCTGCATTCTCGTCCAGACCGCATCGCGCACCTCGGCGAACCACGGCGTCTCTTTCCACGCCCCGCAGCGACCTGACCAGAGCCGCCGCAACTCCGGCGCCGAGGAGCAGCGACCGACAGACTCCAAGGCCTCGGGAAGGGACTCCTGACCCACGCCACCTTCGGCCCAGCGGCGCAAGCGCTGTCCCATCCCCGCCGAAAGCGGCGCGCCACGCCCGCGAAACAGCCCCGTGCAGTCCTTGATCGGCCAGGCGCGATGCTCCGCGTCCAAGACCAAGGCGGTCGTGAACTCGTACTCCAGGCCGGGCTTCTGATCCACCCGTGACCTGTCTTGCGGCAAGACGCCCTCCGAACTGGACAAGAAAGCCACTCTACCTGGGCGCGGCGGGCGCAGCCGCACCGTGACCAGCACATGACAAGGGCTCTCCAGCAAGGCGCGCAGCAACCGCCAATGCCCGTGATTCGCTTCGGCCCAGGGATTGCGCCGGAGAGCCGCATCGAACGAGGATCTGGCCGCCTCGACCTGGGAGAGCGCCCCGCCCTCCCCGCTCCACGCGGGGGAAAGCCCGTCCACGATGCAGACAGAATAGCCCTGCCGACCCGCCTCGTTAATCGCCCAAACATACTGCTGCGCCGTGAACGGGGGCGAAAGCCGCCACAGATCGAAAGCGAACGCCTCGGCGTACAGCTCGCTGCGGCCGCACTCCGCGTCGAGCACCGCGACCTTGCCGCCCAACCCGGCCGCGAGCAGCAAGGACGAGTACGTTTTCCCGCTTCCAGGCCCCCCGCACAACGCCAAACGCACCCGCTCCGACCTCCGACGCGCTCTTTCGAACATAAGCCCTCCTCAGGGTGATGGGCGGCCAAGGCGATGAAAGAGACATCGCCGCCTGTTTGCGAAGAAAACAGTCGCAAAAGACGGCGATGTCAAGCGTAATATACGCTACTTGCGAATTTTATTATCCGGGGATCTCGCCATCCAAAAGGCGACAAAGAGCGTCAATATTCTCGCGCCGACCAAACCACGCGGCCAATAACGCGGAAGTTGGTCTGCTCGGTGACGGGGACTTCGAAGCTTCCTGTCGTGGGGTTCTCGCTCTTGAGGATGAGCACGCCGGGCTGGGCCTCAACGCGCTTGACGATCACGGCTTCATCCACGCCAATGGCGTATATATTGCCGGAAATAATCTTGTTTTGCGACTGGTCCACAAGGACCGTATCCCCGTGCTCGAGTACGGGGCTCATGCTGTTCCCCGCCACTTCGAAGAGAACCATGTCCTTGGGCGCACCCTTGCGGCGCAAAAAATCGGTCCTGAACGCGTAGTAGCCCACGACCTCCGAATCCGTCTCGAACGAGCCTCCCCCGCCGCTCAGCTTGGCCTTGACCTTGGGCACGGCCTGAAACTCCTCGTCCGACAGCGTCAGCGCGGAGGGCCGCGCCGGCGCGCCCAGCACGCGGCGTCCGCGTTCGCACATCTGCTCATAACTGAAGCCCAAGGCCTGCGCGAGGGCGGAAAGACTCTTGCGCGCCCCCGCCCGCCGGCCGCGCACGATATCGTTAATATACGAGGAGCTGACCCCGGACTCGGCGGCCAGACGCTTTTGACCGCCATGTCCTCGCTTTGCCAAAAGCTCGCCTAGCGCGGCCCTAAAAAAAACTTCTTCTTGATTCTCGTTGTTCATGGCCCCTTGTACCCGCTTTTTCTACGCAAGGGAATACCCTAGTTTGCGAATTTATACTTGACAAAGTTCGCTAATAGCGTAATATACGCTCACGTCGCGAGCAGTTTTTTTCCCACGGTCTCGCTTCGGCCCGTCAATTCCTTCGGGGGGACGAGCGTCCCCTGCACAAAGGAGAATCGCATGCCACGTCTGGTCATCGCCGGGTTGGACAACATCGCCGAAGAGCTCGGCTGCTCAAAAAAGACCCTCTATAAATGGATTCAGGAAAAGAGATTTCCCGCCTTCAAGATGGACGGCGTCTGGCGCGCCTTGCCGCGGGACATCGAGGACTGGCTCAAGGCCCGACGCGCCGAAAACGACCGCAAGGCGTCCTTGCCCTTTCTTGAAAAGACGCTTGCAGGACGCGCCTGAACCGTTCTCCGCCCCTGTCAAGAGGAAATGCCAGGGAAATAGCGTGCATGGCCGGCCATTGGCAACGACCATCGAAAAGCCGGTATATACTCCGCCAAACTTTCGTGGAGGTCGAGCTATGACTACCCACCCGGTCCTTGCGCCTGACGCGGACCTTGAGCGAGACATCGACTGGAGCGCCCTGCCCAATGGACTGACCGAAATCAAGCTGGTCGCCGGCGCCGCCGCGGCCGTGGCGCTCGCGGCCCGGTACGGGGGCGGATCCCTGTATGTTCCGCGCAAAACAAAACCCGAGCACCCGCTGACAAAGCTCCTGGGGCTGGAAGCCGCCCTGGCCATGGCCACTGTTTTCGGCGGAGACCGCATCGAGGTGCCCAAGCAGGACGCCATCTTGCGACAACTCCGTTTCCGGCGATTACTGCGCGACCGCGAGAAAGGGGCGAGCGTCGCCTCGCTCGCCGCACAGCACGGGCTCTCCCGGCGTCGTGTCCTGCAACTGCTGGCCGAGGCCTAGGAGACGCGCATGACCTCCATTCCTCTTGTCTCCGTGGCGGTCCTGTGCCGCGATCTGGCTGGAGCGCCCATGGCGGGCGCCGCGGTAACGGCGCAGCTTTGCGCCAAGGATGCTCGCGGCGGCGTCTCGCTTGGTCACGAGTTTTATCAGGGCGTGATCGTCCCATCGCGGATCGAGACCGTCAGCGATCAGGACGGCTGCGCGACCTTGCGGCTCTTTCCTAATGAGCTGGGCCGGCGCTCCAGTTTTTACCAGGTCACGATCCAGGCGCCGGACGGCGCCGTCGCGTTGCGCGCCGTGGTCCCCAACCGCGATTGCAATCTTTGGGATGTGCTCGAGTACGAGACCTTCCCCCCCGAATACTGGTCAAGCAAGGCGACTAGGCCGAACGCCCCGGTGGCTGGGCATTTCGCCAGCCTGGACAGTCGTGGAGACCTTCTGGACTCGGGCTATGGCCCCAACGATTTCACCGGCGGCGAACAAGCCGCAAGCTACCCGGCCGGCGAGGCCCTGGGCGGGCTGCGCGTTGTCTACCTGGCGCAGGACGGCGCCCTCCGCCTCGCGGATCCGGCCGTCGCGGAACACGGCGCGCGCATCGTGGGAGTAACCCTCGCTGCGGCCGAGGCTGGCAAGAACGCGAGGGTCCGTGTCGCTGGAGTCGTCAGCGAATCGTCCTGGAATTGGAGCGAAACGCTGCCCATTCTTGTCGGCGCCGCGGGCGTCCCGACCCAAACCGCGCCCTCCGGCGCCTTTACCCGCGTCATTGGTTTCCCCGCAGGGCCGACCGCGCTCTGCGTGCAATTGCAACCCCCCATCTTCTCGTAAAGGAGCGCATCATGGCTGGAGAAAAGTTTCTCAAGCACTCTTCGGGCCTGCTGGCCGAGCAGGCTTCGCGGCAATCCTCGTCCGGCGCCGCGGACGCGGGCAAAATCGTCGCGCTCGACGCGACGGGCAAGCTCGACAACTCCCTACTGCCCACGGGCATTGGCGCGGAGACGAAAAGCCTGCCCACGACCGAATCTCTTTCCGACGGGGATTTCGTGAACATCTTCGACAATTCCGGCGCCGTCTCCTGCCGCAAGGCCGACGCGACCACCCAAGGCAAGGAGGCGCACGGGTTCGTGCTCGCCGCGATCGCCAGCGGCGCAAGCGCCACGGTGTATGTGGCCGGGATCAACACGCACCTGAGCGCCTTGACCGGAGGCCCGCGCATGTACCTGTCGACCACGGCCGGCGCCGCGACCAGCTCCGCCCCCTCGGCATCGGGCAACGTCGTCCAGGAGGTCGGGCAAAGACTCTCGGACACGGAAATCGCCTTCGCCCCCAAACTGCCCATGACCTTGGCCTAGGAAACGCGCATGGCCTCGAAGAAACCTCTCGTCCTCTACTCCGGAACCCTGGAGGAGTTGCGCGCCGGCGATGCGCTCTCCATTCGCGCCCTGGATTTTTACCGCTCCACGCGTCTCGCGGCCAAGCCCGTCAGCGTAGCCGCGGACCGCTGCATCCTGGCCATGCCCGCCACCCTTGGCGTAACCATCGACGGCGTCTGGCGCCAGGCCGCGAGTCCCGCGAACATAGACCTTTCGCTCGCCGCCTCCTGGGACGACTCGACCTACGCCACGGCCGCCAACCGCGCGGGCAAGGACTTCTACGTCTACGCTTGTGTTTCGGGCGATGCGCTTGTCTTCCTGTGCTCCGCCAACGCGACCTACCCCACGGGCTACAGCGCGAGCACCTCGCGCAAGATCGGCGGCTTTCATTGCCTGTGCTTGAGCGTCGGCACGATCAGCGGGCACGCGCTCACCGGTTACGCGACCGGCGACATCCTGCCCGCCTCGGTTTGGGACTTGAAGCATCGCCCGATCTGCGACCCCGAGGGCATGGTCTACGTCGAAGGCCTGCGCAAGTGGGCGGACATCTACCTGGCCAGCGTCTCCGGCGGCAAGCTGGTCAGCGCGCATGGCGGAACGATTGCGGATGGAGCGAGCGCCACGGCGTTTGATTGGTACGACTTCTGCGAATGGTTCGGCGCGGTGGGCAAACGCCTGCCGACGCAAATGGAGTTTATCGCGTTGTCCACCGGATCGAACCAAGGAACGACCATTTATGCTGCAGCGGACCCTGTCACGACCGGAGGCCATAGCGACACCGCATCTCGACGGATGATTAGCAACGCGGGATGTGAGGATTGCTGTGGAGCTGTGTGGCAACGGCTCATCGAGGCTGGTGGACCGTACAATACGACAGGGGCGTTTGTTGATCAGGCAACGTCTCGGTCCACACAAATCGGCCAGGGACACAGCGCGCCGAACCGCGCTCTCGCGGGCGGCGATTGGTACCATGGACCCTGGTGCGGCTCCCGTGGCTCGTATTGGGCTTACGGCCCGCTAAGCGCGGCGGCGAATACCGGAGCGCGCGGCGTCGCCAACGCCTTGGAGGGCTAAATGCGCGTCAATACTCGCGCCGATCTCGATCATTACCTGGCCGACGCCTCCACCAAGAACGCCGCGCTCGGGCGCCTGCAGGCCCTGCTCGACGAGCGCTACGAGTGGATAGCCGGCGTCTGGGGCGTCAACCCGAACGCGCCGTACCATGCGCTGGGGATTACGGTTGACGAGGCCGTGGCCTTGGGCTGCGAGAATCGGGAGATCCCCGAGCCGAAGCGGCCGAGCGCGGCGGAGGCGGAGGCGGCGCAGGCCATGGCCGAGGCCAAGGCCGAGCTTGCGCGGCTCGACGTCTTTCTCCCGCGCAGCGTCGAGGATCTCCTCGACGCGGGCGCCGTCCAGGAGTGCGGCCTGAGCAGCCATAACCTTGCGCGTCTGGCGCGCAAGCGCGAATTGAGGAGCATGCTGCATGCCTAGCCTTTCGCAACGCAGCCTCCTGCGCCTGGCCGAGTGCGATCCCGCTCTCGACGCCGTGGCGCGCGAGGCGATCAAGAGTATCGACTTCACTGTTGTCTGCGGCTTTCGCGGCCAGGCCGAGCAGGACGCGGCCGTGTCGCGCGGGACGTCCAAGAGGCGCTGGCCCTTGTCCAAGCACAACGCCGCGCCTTCGCTGGCCATGGACCTCGCGCCCTATGCGAACGGGCGCATCGACTGGGACGACATCAACGCCTTCAAACGCATGGCCCAGTCGATCAAGGCCGCGGCCAAGGCCTTGAACGTCGCCCTGACCTGGGGCGGCGACTGGAAATCGTTCAAGGACTATCCGCACTTCGAACTCCCCTGCCCTTCGGGTTGGGAGCGCGACGCGGGCGGGGCGCCGTCCAGGCCTTTACTGACGCAGCCGCCTGGGGAGGCGAAGTTCCCATCCGCGCCCCCGCCCCCGCCCGAGGGCGGCCTCGACGCGCCCGTTCGCGCGGCCGTGGAGCGCTGCGCCCAACGTCACGGGCTGCCCGTGGAACTGGTCGCGGCCATGGTCTCGGTCGAGTCCGGAGGAAACCGCTGGGCCGTGCGTTACGAGCCCGGCTTTTACGATTTGTTCGTCAACGACAACCGCGCGGTCGCGCCCGCGCCGCCCTGCTCCCTGGACACCGAGAAACGCGGCCGGGCCATGTCCTGGGGCCTGATGCAGGTCATGGGCGAGGTAGCGCGCGAGCTGGGCTTTTCCGGCGCCTTTTTTACCGAGTTGTGCGACCCGGAGCTCGGCGTGGAGTACGGGTGCCGGCTGCTGGTCCGGCTGCGCAAGCGCTTCATGTCCGACCTGGGCTGGTCCGCCGTGGTCGCCGCGTACAACGGGGGGCCGGGCGCGGTGCGCGGCAAGGACGATTTCAAGAACCCACAGTACCCGCGCAAGGTGCTGGCCGCGCTCGGCGGCCAGTGGCCCGCGCAATGAGGACGCAATCATGGACGACGTGAAAGGCCTTTTCGCCTCCAAGACCTTCTGGGGCGCGCTCGTGGCTGGGCTGGCCTCGATCCTGGGGATCTGGGGCAAGGAATTGAGCCCCGAGGACCAGACCCGGCTCGTGGAGCTGGGCGCCGCGCTGGTCGGCGCGCTCGGCGCGCTCCTGGCCATCGTGGGCCGCGTTACCGCCACGAAGACCATCCGCGGCGCCCTGAACGCCGCGCAAATCCCGCCCGTCGGCAAGGAGCAGGACCGATGAACGTTTCGCGACTCGCCCCGTACGTGGCCCTGTTGCCCGAGATCTTCGACCTGGTGCTGGACCTGGCCGAGGCGGCCAAGGCCCAGGGCCTTCCCCTCGACGGGCTGAGGGAGCTGCGGGAGCACCTGAGCGGGCTGCCCGATGTGGACGAGGAGGATTGACCGCAACGCCTCCGGACGCCGGCCGCGGAATCGGCCGGCCCGGAGGCGGGAACCCCCGAACGAACGGGAGGCGACGCGCATGACCGACCAAACCGCCCGCGACCTCTGGGACGCGATCGGCGAGGTGCGCAAGGAGACCGTGGAGATCAAGTCCCTGCTCCTGGAGCTGAAGGCCGCGCTCGCGGAGCGTTGCGCGAGCCGCGGGCACGGCCTGGAGCAGCTCGCGCGCGACGTGGACGCGCTCAAGACGCGCATCTGGTTCATCTCCGGCGCCGCCGCGGCCGTCTCCGCCCTGGGCGCCAAACTCCTGGGCAGACTCTGGCCCTGACCCTCAATCCCGGCAAAGGAGCGCGCTATGGAATTCTACATGGAAGACGCGAGCATCGACCGGCTGCTCGCCCCATTTCTCGCGGACGAACCCTTGGACCTGCTCTTGAGCGAGGAGATCCCCTGTCCCTACCGGCCGCAAAGAACCGGCAAGCGCCCGGCCAAGCCAACCAGGCGCCGCAAGGGCGGACGCGCATGAGCGCGTTCTCGATCGTCCAGCGCGATCCGGCCAGCCTCACGCCCTACGCCAACAACGCGAAGGCGCACCCAACGGAGCAGATCGACAAGGTCGCGGCCTCGATCGCCAGCTTCAAGTTCGATCAGCCCATCGTGGTGGACGCGCGGGGCGTCATCATCAAGGGGCACGCCCGCCGCGAGGCCGCGCTGCGTCTGGGCCTGACGCTCGTGCCCGTGCTTGTGCGGGACGATCTGAACGACGCGCAGGTCAAGGCCCTGCGGCTGGCCGACAACCGCGCGGCCGAAAGCGCCTGGCTCAGCGACGCGCTCACCCTGGAGCTGGCCTCCCTGGGCGCCGAGGGCTTCGACCTCGGGCTCACGGGCTTTGACCAGGCCGAGCTGGACCGCCTGCTCGCGCCTGAGGCGCCGCCCGAAATCGCGTTTCCCGAGTACGACGAGCGCCTGCCCGACGAGGCGTCCTCGAACGGCGACAAAGCCCGAAAAACAGTGCTCTGCCCGCACTGCGGAGGCGCTGTTGCGCTGTAGCTATCCGGAGCTGCTGGACCAGGCCTGGAGCGAGCACCGCGCCCCGCGCGCAAAGGACGCTCCCACCCTAGCCTCGATCTTCGCGGGCGCGGGCGGATCGTCCCTGGGCTACTCCATGGCCGGGTTTCGCGAATTGCTCGCTGTTGAGCGCGACGCGCACGCGGTCGCGGTCCTGCGCCACAACTTTCCGGACGTCCCCATCTTTCACGGGGACGTCCGGCGCCTGGACGCGGGAACGGCGCTGCGGCTGCTCGGGCTCAAACCAGGGGAGCTGGATCTGCTGGACGGGTCTCCGCCCTGCCAGGGCTTCAGCATGGCCGGCCGCCGGGACCCTTCAGACGCGCGCAACGGGCTGTTTCGGGAGTTTGCGCGGCTTGTGGAGGCGTTCCGGCCCAAGGTCTTTGTCATGGAGAACGTGCCCGGCTTGGTCAGGGGGCGCATGCGCCCGATATTCGGGGAGATGCTGCGCGCGCTCAAGGGGTGCGGGTACGCGGTTTCGGTCCGCTTGTTGAACGCGATGTATTTCCAGGTCCCGCAATCGCGCGAGCGGCTCATCTTTCTTGGCCTGCGCGAGGACCTGCGCCAGAACTCCGGCCTGGCGCCCAGCCATCCCGCCGCCCAGTCCCGGCCCATCCCCATGTCCGCGGCCATCGGCGACCTGCCCGTTTCGCCGGACCCAGGGCGCGGGCATGTCTGGCTGGACGAGTCGCCCTCGGGCCGCGACACCAGGACCTGGCGCCTGGCCCAGCACGCGCGGCAGGGAGAAACCTACGCCGGGCGGCAGCGCCGCCTGGTCTGGAGCGAGCCCTGCCGCGCGCTGCTCAAGGCCTCGGCCGGCGGGACGCCCATGCCCTATCTGCGCGGCCTGGGCTGCCACCCGCTCTACACGCGCACGCTTTCGCCGCTCGAATACAAGCGGCTGGCCTCCTTTCCGGACGCGTTCGAATTCCCAGGCCCCTGGACCCTGGCCTACGACCGCGTCGGCAACAGCGTCCCCCCGCTGCTCATGCGCGCCATTGCGCGGCATGTGCGCGCTCATCTTTTGGACAGGATGCTCCATGACCCCATCCCCTGCTGAAAAACACGCAAAGCTCACGCCCGAGCGCCAGGAGCGGCTCATCGAGCATCTGCGGCTCGGGCACACGGTGCGCGGCGCCACGGCCATGGCCGGCCTGAGCAAGACGAGCTTCTACTTCTGGCTCAAACGCGGCCGCCAGGAGCTGGACCGGCTGGAGGCCGACCCGGACGCCGCGCCCTTGCGGGCCGAGGCCAAGTACGTCCGCTTCTGGCTGGCCGTGGATCAGGCCATGGCCCAGGCCGAGGCCAGGCACCTGCGCGTCATTGACGCGGCGGCCCAGGGCGGCGCCGAGTCCGTGGAGACCATCGTGGTCCTGGGCCAAGACGGGAAACCACTCCGCAAGACCGCGAAAAAAAAGGTAGCCGCCCCGCAGTGGCGGGCCGCGCGTTGGTGGCTGGAGCGCTGCGCGCCCGAGTTCGGCGGCCAACGCTTCGAGGTCGTGGGCCTGATCAACGAGCAGGTCCAGTTCGCGCAGGCCCTGGACCTGGGCAAGCTCGACAACGAGGAGCTTGCGCTCCTGGAGAAGCTGCTTGAGAAATGCGCCTTCATTGCCGGAAGTCCGGATCGAGCGAAAGAGGAGGGCCGAGGCTGAGCTGCTGGAGTTCGCGCGTCAGGCCTGGCCCTGGCTGGAGCCGGGGCGCCCCTTTGTCTCGGGCTGGCACCTGGAGGCCATCGCCGAGCACCTGAGCGCCATCAGCAAGGGGCAACTCACGCGCCTGGTGCTGAACATGCCCCCCCGGCATATGAAAAGCCTGCTCGTGGCCGTGCTTTGGCCCTGCTGGGAATGGGCGACGCGGCCTGGGCTCAAGTACCTGTTCGCGTCGTACGCCAAGGCGCTCAGCGTGCGCGACAGCCTCAAGTGCCGGCGCCTGCTGCGCAGCGCCTGGTACCGGCGCTGCTGGGGCGAACGCGTGCGGTTCGCCCCGGACCAGAACGCCAAGGACCGCTTCGAGACCACGGCCGGAGGCTTGCGCCTGGCCATCTCGGTGCATGGGCTGGGCACCGGCGAAGGCGGGGACCGCGTGGTCGCGGACGATCCGCACAGCGCCTCGGGCGTCCTGAGCCCCAAGCGCCGCGCCGCGACCCTGGAGTGGTGGGATCAGGTCATGAGCACGCGCCTCAACGATCCCGCCACCGGCGCCATGGTCCTGGTCATGCAACGGCTGCACGAGAACGACCTCTCGGGGCACGTCCTCAAGCAGGCCGGGTACGCACATCTCCGGCTGCCCGCGGAGTACGAGGGCGCCAAGATCTTCTCCACCGCGCCCCCGGAGCTGGGTCTGCGCGTCGTTGATCCCAGGACCGCGATTGGCGACCCGCTCTGGCCCGAGCGTTTCCCGCGGCTCGCCATCGACGAGCTCAAGGCGCGGCTGGGGAGCTACGCCGCGGCCGGGCAGCTCCAGCAACGGCCCGCTCCGGCCGGGGGCGGCGTGTTCAAACGCGCGTGGTGGCGTTTCTATCGCGAGCCCCCGCGCTGCTCCAGGATCATCCAGTCCTGGGACACCGCCTTCAAGACCGGGGAGCACAACGCGTACTCCGTGGCCCAGACCTGGGGCGTGGCGGAAGACGGTTTTTACCTCCTGGACCAGCTCCGCGCCCGTCTCGAATACCCGGAGCTCAAGCGCGCGGTGCTCGCCTTGTACGAGAAGCACAAGCCCAGCGAGGCGCTCGTGGAGGATAAGGCCAGCGGCCAAAGCCTGGTCCAGGACCTGCAACGCGGCTCGCGCGTCCCGCTCAAGCCCGTGCAGGTCAAGGACGGGGACAAGCTCATGCGCGCGCACACCGTGTCGCCCCTGGTCGAGGCCGGGAAGGTCTTCTTGCCCGAGTCCGCGGAGTGGCTCTCGGACTTCCTGGACGAGCTCTCCCGCTTTCCCAACTCCGCCCACGCGGACCAAACCGACGCCCTGACCCAGGCCCTGCACCATCTCACGGCCCGGAAGCGCTACGTGGCCTCGGGGCAGGAGCATTGGAATTGAGGAAATGCGGACGAATGGGTGGAAAAGGGGAAGGACAAGAGGCGAATGCCCTGCTTTTTTTGGATAAATGAGTTTCCGCTGTCTTTCCCGCCTTTCCCCATCTACCCATCCGCTCATTTACCCTTCTACCCAAAAGGAGCCGCCCATGGACATCGCCTCCCTACGCAACGCGCATCCCTTGCACCACGCCTGGCGCGAGCGTTGGATCTTTTATCAGGCCGCGTACGAGGGCGCGCACGCGTTGGCGCGGCAGGGGCTGATCCTACGCCACGAGCGCGAGAGCGCGCGCAACTTCCGGCGCCGGTTGCGCGAGACGTACACGCTGAACTACAGCAAGGGCGTGGTGGACCTGTTCAGCCACTACCTGTTCCGCAAGCCGGCCGAGCGCGACCTCGGTCCGCTGGCCGAGGACGCGCTCTGGCTGTGTTTCAAGGACGACTGCGACCTCTGGGGCGCGCGGCTCGACGCCTTTCTCCTCGATCAGCAGCGCGCCGCGGCCATTCTCGGGCATGTGGGCCTGCTCGTGGACAAGCCCGCCATCGAGCTGGGCACGCGCGCGGAAGAGCTGCGGCTCGGGATCTACCCGTATGTCGCCGCGTACTCCCCGCTGGCGATCCTGGACTGGTCCCACGGCCGGGATCCGGGCGGCCGCCCTTTCCTGGACTACCTCAAGCTGCAGGACGAGGACGGGCGCTACCGCATTTGGCGGCCAGACTCCTGGGAGGTATGGCGCGAGGCGCCGGAGTCCGGGCAAACGCAGCTCCTGGCCCAGGGACCGAACCCGCTGGGCGAGATCCCCTTTGTCTGGCTGTACAACCTGCGCTCGATCGAGCACCGATTTCTCGGGCACTCGGACCTGACCGACATCGCGGCCATCGATCTTTCGATCCTGCGCAACCTCTCGCAGTGCGAGGAGGTCTTGGGGCTGGCCGGCTTTCCCATGATGCGCAAGCCCATGCGCGAGGCGCACCAGAGCGGACCGGACCTGACCGGGGTCGCGGCCGTGCTCGAATTCAATCCCGAGTTGGGCGAGGCGGGCAAGCCGGATTGGCTCAAGGCCGAGGTCGGGGAGTCCACGAGCGCTATTTTGGAGTGGATCGCGTTCAAGGCCGGCGAGATTTACCGCGTGGCCAACGCGGGCGGGGTGTCCGCGACCGAGGTCGCGACCCAGGTCCAGAGCGGGGTCGCGCTCAAGACCAAGTTCCAGCTCCTGAACGCGAAGCTCGCGGCCAAGGCCGCGAACCTGGCCGAGGCCGAGCGCATGCTGGTCTGGTATTGGCTGCGCTGGCAGGGGCAGGAGCGGTTGTACGAGCGCATCTCCATCGAGCGGCCCAAGTCCTTCGAGATCGACGACCTGGCCGCGGACCTGGCCAACGCGCTCAGCGCGCGCGAGCTGATCCACGCGCCGCTGTTCCGTGCGGAGCTGCAAAAACGCCTGGCCAAGCCCTTTCTGGAGCACCTGGACGACAAGCGCCAGGCCGAGGTGCTGCGCGATATCGAAGAGGGGGAAGGACAGCCTGGAGCAGTCGGACCGCGATAA